AAAATGGCAACTGAAAAAAATCCATATGATAGAATACCAGAAGAACTATCCAATGTAGTTCCTATGGTTTCAGAAACAGATCTGGATGCTACCTTTGAAGTAGACTCTGATGGTGGTTTGATTGTAGACTTTGCAGAACAGGAAGAAGTTTTGATGGAACCTTCAGAAGAGATTTCCGAATGGTATGGAGATCTGTGCGAAACTTTGGAGGAGCAAGATCTTTTTGATATTGCTATGGATGTAATTGAAAATTATCAGGCCGATAAAGATTCCAGAGGCGAGTGGGAATCCATGTTTGAAAGAGGATTTGATTTACTAGGACTCAAGCTTGAGCCTGGATCAGAACCTTTTGAAGGAGCTTGTACAGCAGTTCATCCTCTTCTCATAGAGTCGGCTGTTAAGTTTCAGTCCAAGGCGTCTCAAGAATTGTTCCCCTCTGCCGGTCCCGTAAAAGCCAATATTCTTGGTAAGGTAACTCCTGAGAAAGAACTCCAGGCTAACCGTGTTCAGAACTTTATGAACTATCAGGTTACTGAGCAGATGCCGGAATACTTTGATGAGTTTGAAAGAATGCTGTTCCATCTCCCTCTAATAGGATCAGCCTTCAAGAAAGTTTACTATAACTCCACACTTAAAAGACCAATGTCGGAGTTTATTCCTATTGATCAGTTTTATATATCTTATTATGCAACGGATTTAAGAAATGCAGATAGATACACACATGTTATTTATCGTAGTCCCATTGAATTACAGAAAGATATTCAGGCGGGTGTTTATAAGGATGTGACACTTCCTGAACCAAATCAAGTAAATATTACTTCCTTCACCGAAAAGATGGATACGATTCTTGGTCTGTCTCCTTCTTCAGACAAAGATCCGCAATATGTTCTGCTGGAACAGCACTGTTATTTAGATATTGAAGGTAACGATCAGTCATTACCTTATATTGTTACAGTTGAAGAAAAGAGCAGAACTGTCCTGAGTATTCGTAGAAACTATGAACAAAATGATTCAAATATGGAAAAAAGAAGTCATTTTGTTCACTACAGGTTTGTTCCTGGTTTTGGTTTCTATGGTCTTGGCTTGATTCATTTCCTTGGTAATCTCACTATGAGTGCAACAGCAGCCATGCGATCTCTTATTGATGCTGGTCAGTTTGCTAATTTACCAGGAGGTTTCAAGGCCAAGGGGCTGAGAATGGTTGGTGACAACGAACCTATCTCCCCCGGTGAGTTCAAGGAGGTTGAGGCAACTGGTATGGATTTATCAAAGGCTATTATACCTCTCCCCTATAAAGAGCCTTCCTCTACTCTATACCAAATGCTCCAATTTGTAGCCGCTGCTGGTCAGCGGTTTGCAGACAGTACAGAGCAGGTTATCTCTGATGCTGCCTCCTATGGACCCGTAGGAACGACAATGGCTCTCCTAGAAGCCAGTAGTAAGTTCTTCACAGCAATCCACAAACGAGTACACAAGTCACAGAAAGATGAATTTAGAATCCTTGCAAAGATTAATTATGATTATCTTCCCAATGAATACCCCTATGATGTTCCTTTTGAAGATAGAAGTATATTCAAAAGTGATTTTGATGGACGCATAGATATTATTCCTGTATCTGATCCTAATATTCCCAGTAATGCTCACCGTATGATGATGGCTAATATGGCATTGCAGATGGCACAACAATCTCCTCCAGGTATGTTTAATATGGAAGCCCTGAACAGGACAATCCTTCATGCAGCCAATATGCCTAACCTTGAAGAAATTCTTCCTCCCAAGGTAGAACCAAAACCGCTTGATCCGGTATCGGATATCATGGCGGCAACCAAGGGAGTTCCTATTGCGGCCTTTCCAGGCCAGAACCATGATGCTCATATCCAGGTAAAGATGGCTTATCTGCAAGATCCTGCTAACGGTGCCAATCCCGTCATGCAGAGAATACAGCCGATACTCCAGGCTAATATTCAAGAGCATTCGGTACTCAAGTACCAGGAACAGATGAATGGAATGACAGAACAGTTAATGTCACAGCTTCCACCGGAACAAGCGCAAAATCCTGCCAGTATAGAAATGATAATGGGACAGGCGGCTCAACAGGTTATGAATGCAAATCAGGCAATGGGCCAAGCGCAATCTCCAGAACAGCAGCTTGTAGCTCTAGAACAAGCCAAGGTGGAATTGCAAAAACAGAAGATACAGTCTGATACTATGGTTCAGGCGGCAGAGATGGAACTGAAGAACAAGAAGCTTGAACTGGATGAGAACGAACAGATCATAGATATTCTAAAGACTAACGCAACGGATAACTTCAAGCAGGAGAAGTCTGAGAAAGACAGAGAATCCAAGAAAGAACTTAAAACTATGGAGTTAAGAACAGATGTTGAACTTGAAGAAAAGAAACTTGAAGTTGAACGTGAAAGACTTTTAAAAGACTTGATGGATAAAATACAGAAGAATGAAACTGATCTTGATACTAAAGGCTTGGATGCTCTTGTCAAGATGGCGATTGAACAATCTAAAAAGGAGACTACAAATGGCAGAAATGAAGAAGGGTAAAGGTTATCTTGACCATGTAAAGCCTTCTGGGAAATCTTTTGGCGATCCATCCAAAAAGGATGCTGTAAGCCAGTGGGAAAGAACGGCTTCGCTAAATGAATGGAATGGTGGCAAGTGGGATTTTCCAAAACCCAAGAAAGGCAAATCTTAATTTATGGAAATTTGGGATGAGGTTATTATTGAGTTCAATAAGGAAATTGATAAATTAAGAATAATGCTGGGTAATGGTAGTGCTGAAGATTACCCCCATTACCGGCAAACCGTAGGATCAATACAGGGTCTGGAATGGGCCAGAACAAATCTTACTGATATTATTAAAAAACGAACTTATGGAGATGATGAAGACTAATGCAACAAGTGGAAATGGGCAACGCTGTTAAAAATGATTTATGGATTTCTGATCCAGAAGAAACAAAAGATCCAGAAATACTTCCTGATATTCCAGGGTTTCATATTTTAGTAAGACCTCTATCCGTTAAGAGTAAAACAAAGGGTGGTATTTTTATTCCAGATTCAACCAGAGATGACATGGCTTATCTGACAACTGTTGGAAAAGTTTTAGCTCTTGGTGATCTGGCATACCTCGACAAAGATAGGTTCCCTGCCGGTGCTTGGTGTTCTGTGGGAGACTATGTATGTTATGGTAAACATGCAGGTACAAAACTATTTTATAAAGGTACAAGACTTATTTTACTTTTTGATGACCAGATTACTTTAAAGGTGGAAGATCCTAAAGATCTTGATCCTACATTTAATCTTGGACAGGGATCTAATTAAAAATATTTGGGAAATTAACATTTTTATGGTATAATATAATATACGTTAAATCGTTTGTTTCGTAAACAACGGAGGAAATAATGACTGAAAAAGAAGAGTGGAACGAAGTTGGAGTTCCGAATGAAGAGAAAGAAATTGAAATAGAAATTGAAGAAGAAGGGGTGAAGCAGGAAGCAGAACCTTCAAAAGAAAAGGAAGCGCCGGAACTAGAAGGTATTGAGACAAAGGGTGCTGAAAAAAGAATAAGACAACTTATTCGTCAAAGAAAAGAACGTGATGAACATATTTCTACTCTCATTCAAAAAAATGAAGAGTTATCTCATACTCTCAGAACAAAAGATAAAGAAGTATCAGATTTTAGTAAACTAACTTTGGATGCTTCTGAAAAACAATTGACTGATAAACTTGAGCTTGCCAGAACTGTATATATGGAAGCTTTTGAAGAAGGAGAAAAGGAAAAGCTGCTGAAAGCACAAGAGATGTTGAATGAAGCTCAGACTGATTTAAAGGCTGTTTCTTCTGCAAAACAGCAATATGAAGAAGTACCAGAGCCGGTTCAGCGCCAACAGCAAGCCCCTCCTAAACCAACAACTGATCCTATGGCAGAAGAATGGGCGGCTCGTAACAATTGGTTTGGACAGGATAATGTCAAGACTGCTGCTGCTCTGGCGATTGACGCCGAACTTAAAGGAGAAGGTTATGATCCGAATGATCAAGAATTTTATCAGGAAATTGATAACAGGCTTAAAAGGGCTTTTTCTAAAGATTTGGAAGAAAGCCAAGACCGTGTGCAGGAAAATACGTCAACACCTGCTCAAGTAGTATCTGGAGGATCACGTTTACCCCAGACCAGTTCTAGCAAAGTTAAGTTATCTAAAGAAGATGTTAGACTTGCACAGAAATGGAATATACCGCTTGAACAATATGCTGCCGAAAAGCTCAAAGTTAATGATGCTGACGGCAACTATACAAATATTATATAAACGTGGAGGAATAAATTATGACACGAAATGAAGAACGTAGTAACACTACAAGGGAAGCTGCATCAAGAGAAGTTGAAGAAGAGTACACCTTTGAGGAGCCAGATGCCCTCAGTATACCGGATTCGGTACAAGCAAAATTTGACAATGAAGAAATGTCTTTACGTTGGATACGCATATCTGTAAGAGGTGAGGACGACATCACTAATGTTGGTAAGAACCAGCAACAGGGATGGGTATTCGTAACTCCTGATGAAGTACCTGAAATGGCTGTTACATCCTTCGTAAGGGATGAAGGTCGTTACCTTGGAGCAGTCTGTCGTGGAGACTTGGCATTGGCTAAAAAGCCAACTGTAAAGGTAAGGGCTAGGCAAAAATTTTACGAGAATAAGGCGAATGAACAGATGGATGCAGTAAATGCACAACTCATGAAAAATTCTGATTCTCGTATGCCAATTACTAATACAAGTAAATCTGTAACAACAAGAGGTCGGCAACCCTCTTTTCAGGATTAGCCCCTCTTATAATAAAGGAGTGTAAACTATGTCTACTACTAAAGCATTTCGTGGCTTTACTCCTGCTCGTAAAATTGGTGGTGGTTACAACAATGAAGCGGTAACTGATGTTATTGCTTTGTCGTCTACCGGCCTT